CAGCATCGCGAACCAAGTGGGGTCACAACGGTCGTGGGAATGATTCCCGAAGAACCGCCAGACCAACATCGACACGACTGATTGGCTTGCGCTTTTCAAGTCGAGAGTTGCCGATGTTCCTAGAATGGACCCTGCTAGGGCCCTCTTCTGGTTGACAGACTGGTCATTGAGGTTAATACCCCATCGAGCCATCTTCCTCCTCATGCAGTATCCCATGCCAAGTTGCATGTAGATATTCATACATGGAGGGATTCCAATGGTTCTCCCAGTCTTTGCGTTCTTGGTAACGACTGCAACCTTGTCGCTCTCCCGTATCTCTACAGGGAGGTCGACCTCGACACCGGAGGAAACTCTATAACCCCAAGAAGGAGTCAGTGAGAGCAATTCGCGGGCAAGGCCAGACGCGCGAGAGGTTACATGTGGAACACCCGAAAGCTTCCTTGCTACTGACGCTCGTTCCGAGGTCAGTCGCGTGGTAGCCCCAGGTCCAAATCTACATCCCTTAAGCCACCAATCCCATCGAAAGTCTCCCAAAACACCTACAGCTTTACGACAAGCCAGATCTAGTATCTGGTTGACGCAGGGGTTTTCCCTGTTGTAGGAGTGGAGACGATCATTGGTCTTGGCGTTGGCCTTCTCGTCCGCAAAGAACGAATCCAGCGCAACTTGCTTAGTGTCGATTCCCAGGTCAAACCCGGGAAACTTCCTCAGAACCTCCTTTAGGAGGTAGAGATCACGGAAATTATCCGCATCTCGCGAGGGAAAGGCCCTATCGACAATGTCCGTCAAGCCATCATCATGCCCCCGAGTGTATTCCACTCCAAGGGCAGATGCAAGCATTTCGAACAGTCGAATCGGGTCGACGGGGATGGCGTCAGGACTAAAACGGTCACAGTGACGAGCCATAGAAGGACTCCAATGGCTAAGACGAAACGGAGTTTCTGGGCGATAGTTAATTGCCCAGATGCCAGTAGCTCGAGTACCAGGTTTTGCAACCCGGTAATCAACCTACCAAACAAACTCATGATCATCGACCATCAGGCCGGTGGTGGCATGAGCCAACAGATTGGATGCCAGCACACGGCAATTTTTTGCCTGCGCCGCGGTCCAATTGATCGGGATGAGAATCTCGACCTTCGCTGTTGCGAACCCGTCCGTCTTGTACACTGACACGCCGTTGACGGTCTCTTCGACCACCTTGGGGATCAGCAGGGTTGCCTTCGTCGTACGCACCTTCTGGGTCTTACTTAGACGCAGAGTGAGGGTCTCTCGACCCTCGAGGGTGTCAGCCACCTTGTTTTGGTAGCTGGCGATTTCGCCGTCGATCCGAACCGGATCAAAGGCGTGCGCGACGGGCGTGGATTCACCATCATTAATGGTGATAGTGGCATTATTTGCCATTTTGAAGCTCCAATTAGGGAGTTTATGGGACGGACACCGGTTATAAGATCGTTAAGTCGATCTTCCGGAAGTCACGTGCTGGGGGTTTAGCCTTTGACCCGAACGCTCCTCGCAAGAGGGCGATCGAGTCCATGACTCGCGTCATGTTTAAAGGCTGTTCTTTGAGAACGATGGTAGAACTCGGTGGTCCCGTGATCGACCTATTAAAGGTCTTTACGGTCCGCTGGGCGCTACCCGTGATAGCTTCTGTACGCCAGACCCCGGAAGTCCGAGGTTCAAATTTGACGTTCAGATGCATCTCACGATACATCGTCTCGCAACCGCTAAGGAAAGTGTACCCAGTTAGAGCGTTCACTCCGTCCAGGAAATCACCAACCCCGAGGAACCAGTCCACTACAAAAGAGTAAGGAACCAGCTCCCACGCAGTCGTCAGAGGGTCT